ACGATTTTATCAGTGTTAAAAGCAGTATCCAAAGTCGTTGCTTGAAAACGATGAACACCGTTAACGGCTACACGAACCCATCCAGCGGTATCGTGAATGTAAATCTGAACTTCGATGTGATTCCAAGATGCTGCGTTAATCAAAGGATCACTCTGAGCAATCAAAGTTCCATCACTAGCAGGGAAAACTTTAGCTCCCTGATAAAACCTAAAGCATCCATTGGAATCCACAATACAACGAACTTGCGACTGTTGCGGAGCAGAAGTCAGGAAGTCGAAAATAATTGATACAGTATTACTGTCAGGCAAATCTGGAAAGTAAAAACGTCCTGCCGCACCCATCTTATCAATAGCCGTAGGAAGGACTTTTCTCAGCCCGTTGACTTCAGCGACACCATCACCACCGGCAAAGTAAATGGAAGTCGTTCCTGTACTAGCCCTAGTAGTAGACAAGCTTACTGTGTTGGTATCCGCTTGAGCATAGACACCATCAAGTAGCTTAGTCTCATCGAGACCGTAATGTTCAAAACCGTCGCACCAAAGAAGTCCCATTATATTTGTTCCTTAGCATCAAGAATTGCGTCGCGCAGTACATTGGCAACGGCGGGATTGGAAACAGGAGAAGGAGTACCAGCAATATTGTAAGCGGTGCCAGTATCCGAAACACAAAGAACGCTAGTGTCGGCACATCGTACGGCAGTGCCAGTCCAAATACCGAAGTTAAAGGCGCGGCCTTCAATACGTTGGAAAGGAGCATCACCATCTCCGGTAGCGCGCCACACTTCGATTGACTTCTCACCTAGAAGCCAGAACTCGTCACCTACGACGCGAACTTGGAAGATTTTATCTGGAAACCGTTCTGCACTAGCGAAGTCTAGAGGATCAACTGTAGTAGCTCCGGGCTGAATCCAGTAAAACTTGTCTGACTGATCCTGCACACAGAGCACGTAACCATTGAAGACGTCTAGAGAAACGAAGGGAATTGTATCGGGGGTAGTTACAGGAACGAGTGCTGAAGTTCCGTCTGTGTACTGAAGAGAGCTTCCGTCAGTAATCCAAAGATACTGATCGGTAGCTGCCATGTCCGGCGATTCATCATCAGCTCCGTCAATCAGACCGGGGATTTGCGTAGAAGTAATCGTACGGTTCAGTTCCATGTGATGCTTCCAAAGCTGATTACCAGAAACGTGGAACAGATCGTCGTTACTGAAACCCGGTTCGTGGTAAAGCCGCCGTCCCGGACCAACACCCACTTCCAGAAGCTCAACAAGAGCAGGACGCTCAATTAGAGCAACTTGGTTCTCTGTGTTCGTTGGATTAGCTTCAAAGAAACGGTTCTTAACGTAGACCGCTGGTTCATCGGCCCGATTACGTATCCACTGACCTTTACCAAGAGGGACTTCTACTTCCACGGCAGATACCTTCCAGTGTTAAAGTCAATATCCGTGTAAGAGTTGTACCAAGAGCCTTTCGGGTCTGAAAGCCAACCAAAGGTAGTAAGATCGCTAGGCATCAACGTCTTCTGTTCGTAGCGAGAATGGAGTTGACTCTTCATCCTACGCATGTAGGCAATCGTCTCAGGAGCGAGGCTCTGCCCGTAACTCGGGTCTAACTGAGAGGCCAACATGATGGTGAAGTAGTCTTTGAACTCATCAGGGAAGGGAAGGAAGTCATTAAGGTCAAGAGTGTTAACTCTTAGCCAGTTGCTCTCGTTCGCCTGATAAATCCACTGACCAATGAAGTCAGCAGTATCAAGAACAAGAGGATCACTGTATTCAATGCTGCTACCGTTAGCATTCAGAGTTACGTTGTACGTGTCGAAGTTACCGATAACGTCAACAACAGCAAAACGCTGACCGTCCTGCGGCATCGGGTCTAGATCAAAAGAAAGCGCCTCAGAGGCGTTTACAACCAACCGAACGTTCCGAGGAACAAAAGGAGAACACAGAATTGACTGGTCGAAATCTCCACCGATACGAATGTCAGTTAGAGGATCGCCAGCCTCATTTCCAATAGTAGAAAATAGAATAGAGTTAAGAATGTCGAGGGCTTCGGTCTGCTGATCGCCAGTAGGGTCCACACCCAAGGGCACGATATTGCTTATCCGATAAGCGCGCTTGATAATGTCAATAGCAATCAGTGCCATTTATTAACCTTACAGTAAAAGGGGAGGGAGCCCCGAAAGACCCCCTCCACCAGTTAGTTACGCACCGTTAACGCGGACAATCCGACGACGATCACGGACGTTCGCAGTAGCAACGCAGTCGAAGCGAATGCTCTGGTCACCCGTGGCCCAGTCGGTGTGTTTCCACATACGAACGCTCATCGGAACCTTCGTCAGAGACACGCGGTCGTTGGTGTCAGTGAACGAGGACGGAAGGTCCATCGTGCTGACCACAATCGCGGGCTTCTGAATCAGGAAGCGAGGAGTGTAAGCCGTGCTAGCCGTACCGTAGAAGGTCACAACCGCATTATCCGCAGGCTTCACATCAACCGTACGATGGGCCGAGTTCTGATCGGTATCGCCGATGATGATCGCCGGGAAAATACGCAGGGTAGCAGCACCCGTACCGTCAGCAGTGACGTCACCAACGACGCGGAACTGCTGGGCGTGGGTCTGGACCTGCTGCTTGCGGTTGTCCCAAGCCTTGATGGTCGTGCCCGAGTTCGAGAGAGTGAAGATTTCACCATCCTTAATCGTGGCATTCGCACCGAAGCCGTCGCAAATGAGCGTCTGCGTCAGGTAACGACCGTTAGCAGTCGTGGACTTGCAGACGTCGGCATAGTTGACGTTCTGGTTCGCACCGTTCACCGCACCGTTGGTACGAGTACCCGGAGTGATGGACGAGAGCTGCTGAGTGAACATCGTCGGAAGACCGTCGATTTCACCAACGAAGCCCTTACGGAACGTCTGGGTGGAAAGGCTGTCAGTAGCCGTGTAGGCAACGACAGAGGTTGCAATCGCCTGACGGTCATCGTACGACAGCACGAGGCGAAGGTCGGAGTCATCAACACCTTCCTTCTTCAGGCGCGTATAGGCAGAGGCAACGTCTGCATAAGTTGCAACGTTGCTACCAGCCGTACCGACAGCGTTATTGGCCGCAAGACCTGCAACACCCATGATGTAGCTGTCAAGCTGTTCCGCGAGGTTGTTCGCAGCAGCCTTAATAGCTACGCTCTCACGAGCGTCACCGATGTTCTTAATGCGATCGAACTCGGCCCAACCCATCGAAACGCCGAAGGAGTCGTTAACCGAGAACATCTCGGAGCCGAATGCAGTCGCCTGAACACCGCCGGACAGGTCCTTAATACCGCCAGTCGTGTGCGTCACGACGTAACGGGGTTCGACCTGCTCGGAAACCATGAAACCATTACGAGCGTCATAAGAGCCGTCGTACTGCTTCCACGTCACGAGGTCAGCGGCGAGTAGGTTATTCTCAAACCTAGCCGCGAAGGCGTTGAGTACCAGCCTTGACTGGTCAACAGTATTAGTAGGTGCAGTCATTTGGGATTTTGTACCTTTCTAAGTTCCCAAAGCGCCTTCGCAGAGTAGTCTAGGATTTAGTCCTTAAAGAACTCTCTTTTGAAGGCAGCCAGATCACGAGTATCTGGGCGTACGGAGAACCGTCCACCAGACCCGCGAGTCCGCACTTCAGGCGGGGGCGGAGTCTTTGATACTCTCTTGTTGCTCTCACGCTCCTCTTGCTTGGGCTTTGTAAGCTGTGCTTCTAGGCGACCAATTTCGAGGGTTGCAGCAGCAGGACCAGAGGCAACTATCTTCTGGGCCTCGCCGATATTTTGGCTGAGGTAATACATGATTTCAGGACCGTGATCGCACGACATAATAGTACCAGCAAGGTACTCGCCGTACGCAGGAGGAATATCCTTAAATACTTCCACCATAGACGAGATTTTCTCACGAATGTCAGGCAGCTCTTCTTCAACGGCTTCTAGGTTTTCAACCCAGTGCTGTTGGATTAGTTGCTGTTGTTCCTGCATCTGGCGAGCCTGAGCCTGTTCCTGCCTCTTCTGCTCAGCGGCTTCCATCTCCTGCATAACCGTAAACCTCGTAAGGTTTGCAATATAATTAGGATCAATTTCACCGAGAGGATAGAGCGGTTCGCCCTTGTCATCTACGTCATCCGGAGTAGGAGCTTTTGGAGCTTCTGCCTTTACCGGAGCCTGTGGTTCTTGTTTTACTTCAGATCGAGACCTTGCTAGCTCAAGTTCACGCCGGAGAACTTCAACTTCACGTTCTGCCGCCTTCTTGTCTGCATAAATCTCGTTTAGACGTTCCTGATAGGACTTACGGCGATTTTGCTTTGCACGAGGTTGATTATCCTCTTCCTCATCTTCATCTTCTGATTCCTCTTCGGACTCATCAGAATCTTCGTCTTCACCTTCGTCTTCGTCAGTTGCGAGGTCGTCGTCCTCGGTAACCTCTTCCTGATCTTCTGCTTCCTGTTCTACAGTATCTTCACTGAAAAACTGGTTCTT